AGATAATCTCATTAACAAGATCAACAGCAACGGCATGCTGTGTACTGTCAGCTTTGAAAAGGACGGGGTTGACTATCACATCGAACGTGGTCGCAAGCCTAATCTGCTTAAATTTAGTATCAACGGACAGACCCAGAGCAGTTTAGATCAAGATGAAAGCCAAGGCGACAGTAGAGAAACGCAGAAGTCTATCGAAGAACTATTTGGTATGACCCATGACATGTTCAAACACTTGGTTGCGTTGAACACTTATACTGAACCTTTCTTATCGATGAAGGCTGCTGATCAACGTTCGATCATCGAACAGTTGTTAGGTATTACTCTGCTCAGTGAAAAAGCAGAATCTCTTAAAGAACAAATCAAGTTTTCCAAAGATTCTATATCTACAGAAAACACAAGAATAGAAACTATCAAAGCTGCTAATGATCGCATACAGCAGAGTATTGAATCATTAGAACGTAAAAAGAAAATCTGGGAAGATCAAAAAGAAAAATCCATCGAGGATCTGCTTAAAAATATTGATTATCTCAGCGATATTGATATCGATCAAGAAATCACCAACCAACGACTGTTAACAGAGTGGAATAAAACTAAGAAAGAACTTGATAGTGTGAATAATCTAATAGCTAAACAAACATCAGCTATAGAAAAAGAACAGCGCACATTAGAAAAGTTAGAAAAAGAATTAGTATTGCTGACTGAGCATAAATGCCATAGTTGTGGACAAGACATCCACGATGTCAAACACGAATCTATGATGACTGCTAAAGCCCAGCAGGTACAAGACAGTCAAACTGCTGTAGGCGAACTGTCTACCGAATTAACTGCTCTTACAGATTCTATCGTGTTGATAGGAGAACTAGGAAACTGTCCTAAAGTGCATTATGCAAACATCGAAGAAGCATTGGATCATAAAAACACAGTTAGCGGACTTGAAAAAGATCTGGCTGTTAAAGACGCAGAAACAAATCCCTACAGCGAACAGATTGACGAACTTAAGAAAACGGCCGTACAGGAAATTGATTGGGATTCAGTGAATACCTTGACCAAAATCAAGGATCATCAAGAGTTTTTGTATAAACTATTGACCAATAAAGATAGTTTTGTACGCAAACGCATTATTGATCAAAACTTGGCATTCTTAAATCAACGACTGACATACTATCTTGATAAAATTGGTCTTCCGCACATTGTGGAATTCCAGAATGACCTAAGTGTTATCATTACCCAGCTAGGTCAAGATCTAGACTTTGATAACTTGAGTCGTGGAGAACGTAATAGATTGATACTGAGTCTAAGTTGGGCGTTCCGTGATGTGTGGGAAAATCTGTATCAACCTATAAATCTGTTGTTTATCGACGAACTAGTTGACAGCGGAATGGATGCTAGTGGAGTTGAGTCTAGTATCGCCGTGCTTAAAAAGATGACTCGTGAGAGAAATAAGAATGTTTTCTTAATTAGTCATCGAGATGATTTAACTAGCCGAGTAAATCATGTGCTCAAGGTAATTAAAGAGAACGGATTTACCAGCTATTCAACTGATGTAGAAATTATAGAATGAGTACAGACAGCCACGATAAAATGATTGCTGCTTTTCAGGAATATTTTAAGTGGCAGACAAGATTTGAATACAGTAATTCCGACGAAGCAGGCATAAAGGCAAGGTATTGGCTAAGTGAAATACGCAACGAGGCAAGTAAAAGGCGAGTAGAAATACAAGAAAAACGAGAGGCACGTAAAATAGCCAGGAAAGGCAAGTTAGGCAGACCTCCGAAGGTAATTAAATGAGTGCAATGGACGTATCAAAATCAACCAGTAGACGAAATACCAGAAGGCTATATTGGCTTTGTTTATATAATCACGAATAAAATCACCGGACAGAAGTACATAGGCAAGAAATTAGCACAATTTAAACGTACTAAACCCCCACTCAAAGGCAAAAAACTTAAAAGAAGAAGTGTAGTAGAAAGCGATTGGCGCGAATACTATGGTTCATCTGATAGGTTAAACGCAGACGTCCAAGCATTAGGTCCGGAAAACTTCACAAGAGAAATACTTTACCTTTGCAAATCCAAGGCAGAACTATCATATTTAGAAGCTCGAGAGCAGTTTGAACGCAGAGTTTTAGAAACAGATGACTATTATAATGGCATTATAAATGTCAGAGTCGGCGGATCAAACATACTTAGACAGCGTCTAGAAGAACAATCAAAGGCAAAATAAAGCGGTTTTTTGGCTGGCGCAGGCTTAATTTCGTGCGCTCTAAACCTGGTCTACGTGTACACAGGGATGGAAAACCTTGCCGCAAAGGTGCTTAACCACTACCCGAAAGGATGACGATCGCTACTAAGACCTGCGATTTGGTTATTTGAAAAGAAAAACAAGGCAAAAAGAGGGGAGAAAAACCCCACGTGTGTGAGTTTGTTAGCGTAGATTCACACATCGCCGTCATATAAAGACTGAGCTCGAGGTACCGGATGACCGCCTCTGTAATGCTCTAACGCTGAAGTGGTCTGTGCAACTCGCATAATGCTAGATTCTTTGCCCGAGTCTGGGCAAAGTGTGACTGAACAATCTGCATAATACTTGAATTGCTTCGCAATATCATTGTAAAAACAATTCTTAGAAGAAGAAAATGCGTTGAGCGACAAGCGAAAACGCAAACGAGCGTAAGCTCGTTTTTACAATAAATAAACAATCAAACAGTGGATCATGTAAATGCGTATCAATGAAATTCTAATTGAATCTCAACTTAATGAAGAAATTCTAACTGAGTTGGATTGGAGTAAAATTAAAAAAGGATTAGCCACAGGTGCTATTACTTTAGGTGCGTTAGGCATTAGTGGTAATGCCATGGCTCAACATTTCAAAGTTGATAACGCAAGCAAAATCAAAGATTCTCAAGTGGTAAAGTATGTGCAGGACAAAGTAGACACTGGCGAGATCAAACCAGCTGTAGTTAAACAAGCTGTTCAAAAAGTAGATGCTGCGCCTGAAGTTAAATCTAAAGCAGCTGAACCAAAACAAGACGTAAAACCAGAAGTTAAAAAAGCAGCACCTGATGAATTAGATACAGTTAAAAAGAATGCAGGAATTGAAAAATCGACGTCAGGAAACTTATCGTCATTTAGTATTAAAGGTTTGAGATTTGGTATGTCATTTAATGATGTTGTAAAAATTTCTGGAGCAAAAAACCGTGATGGTTACGGACAAGATCTAGCTCCTCAATATTGGTTTGATGCACTTAAAAACTTTTCTATTGCTGGAGAAACTAATTGGTCAGCAATGCCAACAGGCGAATCTGGCGCCAGTAATAAAGGAGAGCTAGGGACTCTTTTTAAGACTATTAACCCTGATGAGTTTGAAACTATGCTTAAAAGATTTACTCAACAATACGGTAACCCTGAAATTTCTAAAACAATAGTTAGAAATAAAGCGAATTATTCGGATACTAATATTACAGCATATTGGAAAGTTAAAGATGCATATATTCTTATTGAAAAATATTCCGGAAAATTTACAGAAGGAGCAATAACCATAGTATCTGATAAACACTCTAAAGCTCAAGATGCAAAAAATAAAGAAACAAATAGTAAGTCTTCAAAGGATTTCTAATGAGACTAATAATGCTATCAGATAAAACTCTATTAGTCGAACAACATAGACAAGTCTCTAAGAAAATACTTAGAGAGTCGTGCGATGGATTGACTCTCGAACAAAGACGTATTGTAGAGGGCATTTACAATGAATTCGTGCCTCTTATTGAAGCTAGCCTAACTGCTGATCAAATCAAACAGGTGTTTGGTGAATTAGAAAAACAAGCAGTAGCAGGAGGCACTAATCGCTCTGTTATAGGTGCTGGTGTAGATGTAGCCAAAAAAGCCAATGAAGTAATCAACAATGTTGGCAAATGGCTGCAGAATACAACTCCTGTTAAGATGATGGATCAGAAATTTGAGAAACTTAAGAATGATATTAACACTAAGTTTCCAGATTCAAAACTCTTAGACGGCATTTCGAATTTAGGTATCTGGATGAAAGAGAATCCAGGAAAAAGCGCAGCAGTTATTGGTGTGCTTACCGCTCTTGCATCATTAGCAGGCGGGCCAGTTGGCGGTGCCATAGCTGGTCAAGTTCTACGAGGTGCTGCTGAATTAATCAAAGGCGAAAAACTTTCCACTG